ATAATTTCAATCTCTTGCTTAAGACCACGAGCATCCGCTTCGATAGCCTCAAACTTAGATTTCTCTTCTGAGGTCATAGAACGACCTTCGGCCTGTGCAGCAGCTACAATTGCATCAGCATCTTTGATGAGCTGCGCACGGCGTCCTCTTAATTCGATGTTTTTCATCTTAATCGATTTTTAGGAGTTTGAGTTTATATTCAAAGATTTCAATATCTGACACTTCCTCACCATTAGCGGCTTCCGCCTTAACCTCTGGTTCGGCACCCTCAGATACGGGGGTGTTATTTCTTACGAGCTCACTTGTAGCATCGGGGTAGGCAGGTTGTGCCACTGGCGATACATCCAAGAGTCTCGATACTTTCTCAATAATACGGTAGGTCTTACCACCACGTTCTTCCCATCTATCACGTTCAATAAGGAACGCAAAAGAGCTTTGATTCACATCGCCGCGCTTCATCAGCTCCACCAAGTCATTGGCATAGCTTGTATTCGGCATATCAACCTCATACCAAAGGCCACGATCATCAACACCAATACGCAGGGTGCCGCTTGATACTCTACCTAATAGAAGATTCTCATCGTGGTTAAAGTAGGCACGAACATCATTGTCCAAGACACTATCAAAAGCGCCAGGAGCAATCTGCTCATAAAAGCCACCCATCCACTCGGAATCGCTGTTATATACCGCCGCATACCCACGAACGATGCTGCCGTTGTACTCAGCATTCTCAAGGCGAAACTCACGCTTCTCAATCACAGCCTTATGGCCACGAACCTCAGCATCGTATTTCTCAAGAGTGGAGAATTTATGTACCACGTTGAGCACTGGCTTGCGCTCAATGTATGCCTCCTCCTCTGATGAGTAGCGGTAGATGCGGATAAGGGCCGCAGGATCATCAGCGGTACCTGTAATGGTAAAGCCACTGTCCGCTTCCAATTCACCATCACGAGAGATGTTGATAATAACGCCGTAAGCGTTACCACCCGAAGTGCTCCAGCGCACGAAGTCTCCAACCTCAAGCTCATCAGCTTCGGCGCGGTCCTCTTTAGCGCTCATCTCCTCGGGCATCTTACCCTTACCGAACGAGATGATAATCTCATCATCGGTCTCTACAATTTCTTTTATGTGTCTTTTCATCTCCTCTGAGTCTAATGTTTCTGCTGCCCATTCGAGCATCTCATCACCGCCCCACGCTGCATACATAATAGAGCCACACACTTGGTTGCCATCCTCATCAAAGAACTCACCCGTATCGTACACCTTCGCACGAGAGAGGAAGCTAAAGATGCGAGGCAGGCGGTCGTGGCTTACAACCTCTCTATTGGCCAAAATACGGGCGGTATTCCACCCCACTACGGTGCCGCAGTCCGTACCTTCCTCTTTGAGGTCAAGAGCACGCTGGGCGTTCTCAGTGGCTGCTTGCGGGTAATTGGTCCAAGGCATTACTCAGCGGTGTTATCGGTTCCAGCATCAACCATATTCAATGGCTGTAAGTAAGTATCTCCACCTTCGATAGGGTCAAGGTTCTCGTGCTTACGGATATCATTAACACTCAACCATCCCCATTGGCGAGCAATGGCGTAAGATGAGTATCTGCTATTGATATCTCCACGAAGAAGCCCATCCATATTGAAGCGGATGCGGTAGTCTTTTTGATTCGGGAACAGCTTGCGGTTAAATTCCGCCTCCCAGCGCTTCACCCACGGAAGGATGGTATTGCGTTGGAATTGTATGCCCTGCTCCTCAATATTCGCTCTTGTTGAGCTGTTCTCTAATGATCCAAGATACGCCAATGGAATACGGAAGAATCGAGCAATATCTTCCACACCAAACTTGCGGGTCTCCAAGAATTGAGACTCTGATGGTGAAATGCTCACCTTCTCTACAGTCATACCTTCTTCGAGAATCGCTGTTTTATGGGCGTTATCTAATCCAGAGTATCTGCGCTGCCAAGAGCTCATCAAACGCTTGTAGGCCTCATCTGAGAGCCTTCCTGGGTGCTTGAGCACTGCGCTTACATTGGCACCATTGCCAAAGAATGAGCCACCGAATTGGTCAGCAGCCAAACCAAGGCCAATGCTCTCACGAGCCGCCTCAATAACACTCTTACCTACTACACCATCAAAAGAGAGCCCTAAGATGTGAATCATCTCCGTATCGTCAAAGGTCTCCTTACCATCGTCAATGGTGTAGAACTTCTCATCTTTATACACCTTCACCTGCACACGGTCGGGGTGCACAGGAATGAGCTTCACCGCTTGACCAGCCTCATTGCGGCGGATCGCGATGAACGCATTGCCGTGGAGGCAAAGATGCGCCTGGCAGACCTCACGGAAGTTAAAGTCCGTCATCATACCATTAGGCTCGTGGATAAGTGTATTGATTGGGTGCGCAGTAGCGTTGCGCGTTGTACCATCTACATCCTGCTTAACCTCCCAAGGGAGTGAGGCAATAGTCTCAGAAATAACACGGACCGCTCCAAATACAGCAGAGAGGCGCATTGCGCTATCCTCAGTTATGGCAATACCTGTCTTTGAAGCTGAACCATCAAACATCCAAGATGCTGGGTTCGCCAAAGAGGTGGATGGTCTATTCGGGGAGGCACGGAACGCACCCAATAAGCGACCGAATAGGTTTTGATTTTCCGCCATAATAGGATAAGATAGTTGTAATTACACTCCAAATATAACTATCTCTCAATGCTATGGCCCAATAAGTTAGCAACAAAAAGCCCCCTCATCGCTGAGGGGGCCGTACCGCTTAACACACTAAGAAAAACCAAAAACCAAATGACTAATTCAGCGGCACTCTGACAAAGCTACCCTTTTTGATTCGCTCCGCCAAAGCATTGAGTGTAAACTTAACCCGAATATTGGGTTTCATTATATCGGTCAAGATCGCCACACCATTCTCGATGCGCTCGAGCTTATACATCCATTTAAACTTTGGTGATTGAAACACCTCACCAATTGTAAAATCCTTTTTCATATCATTTGAGTTTTGGTTACAGGTGCAATATATATCAAAATTCTAAACCACTGGATATATACATACATTTTTTTTACCAGCTATGCACGCATCTATTTACC